CAACACAAATTAAATAAAACTTAATTATGGCAGCAGAAACATTTTATTCAGGAAGTTTATTCATGCTGTACATTCGCACAGGTGGCGCTTGGAAACCAGTAGCATGTTTGACTTCAAACGGAATCAGCGAATCATGGGATTTTGCTGAGACAGTAACTAAATGCGATCCGGGAGTAACCAGGCGCAAACCGACAACTTATTCTTATGAGATTCCTTTCGAAGGAGTTTTTACAGATACAGTTGGAGCTGGTGGTGATACCGCTAAAGCATCATGGGATCTTATAAAAAATATCGCTAGAGCAAAGACTTTGACTGAATATCAAATAGCTTTATTATTAGCTAATGGAGCTGAGGATCCAAATTTTGCACCTCAGTATGGTACTGCTTATTTTAGCGCTTTAGACATAACAGGTGCTGAAGGTGAATTTATCACTTTCTCAGGTACTATGTTAGGTGATGGCGATATTACTGAAGTTGATCCTTATCCTGGCTACTAATTTATGGAAGGTCATTTAACGTATAAAATCGGAGAAGTTGATAGGCAGTTTTTCTTTGGCAATTATGCCTTAGAGCAAACATTAAATCATTTTGATGCATCGGTTTCTGATTTATCTGAAATACTAGGTAAGCAGTTATTGCCATTTTTGAGAATGTTTATGTTTCATGCGGCAAGTTATCCAATACTAAAGAAAGGTGAGATTGTTGATTTTACCGAGTTTGATATTCATGAATGGATTGATACTGCCGGAGGTTCTAGCGGTGAATTAATTGTTGTAGTTTCAAATCAAGTTTTCAGAGTATTAGGATTAAATACTGAGGTTAAGGAGCAAAAAAAAAGCAAAGCGGAAAGTTAAATTGGAATAAAGATGTGCTGACATTTGCTTTTGGTGAGCTGGGATTAATGCCTGATGATTTTTACGCCTTGACATGGAATCAATATATATTGAAATGTCAAGGCTTTTTTAATAGAGAAAAAAAGGAATGGGAACGGATAGGATGGGCAACTTGGAACGGAATGAGAGTTCATGTAAATAAGGGGATGCCAACTTATAAAAAATTCATGTCATTTATTTATCAAGATGAAGAAATAAAGGACATGGATAGAATCAAAGAACAGATGAATAAGGCGATGAGTAAATATCTGGAAAATGCAAGGAATTGAGATACCTATTGGAGCGCCATTAGGGCAATTAGATAGAGACCTAAAAGGAGCAGAAAAGAAATTAAAAGGATTTACTAGTTCTGCTGAAACTGATTTAAAAGGTTTTTCCTCTACTGCAAGTAGTGCATTTAAAAGCGCAGGACTTGCTTTGGCAGGTGCTTTTAGTGTCGGTGCTTTTGCAAGTTTTGGAAAAGAAGTTTTAGCAGTAACCGCTGAATTTGAAAAGTTCGGTGCAGTTTTGGGTAATACTTTAGGATCTAGTGCCTTAGCAAACTTGAAACTAAAAGAAATAGAAGAGTTTGCATCTAGAACTCCATTTAGCGTTCAAGAATTAACTAACTCATTTGTAAAGTTAGCAAATCAAGGTTTCAAGCCGACTGGCGATGAAATGAGAAGATTAGGTGATTTGGCGGCAAGTACCGGCAAGTCTTTTGATCAATTAGCTGAAGCAATATTAGATGCGCAAACAGGAGAGTTTGAAAGGTTAAAAGAATTTGGTGTCAGGGCGCAAGATGCCGGGGACAAGGTAATATTTACCTTTAAAGGAGTTCAAACCACAGTAGATAAATCATCTGAGGCTATAAGAAACTACGTTACATCTTTAGGTGATGCTGAAGGTGTATCAGGTTCTATGGCAGTTATATCTGAAACCTTAACTGGCAAGATTTCAAACTTAGGTGATAGTTGGGATCAGATGTTAGTTTCAATTGGTAGCAATACCTCTGGAGTATTTAGTTCAGTAATCAGCATTATAAGTGAAGCAGTTAATTCAATAACAGAATTTAACAAAGAATTAAATATTGCATCTAAATTTAAAATTGAAGGTACATTAGTTGAAGGTTTAGCAAAATCCGTTGGTAAACTTTCAGGCATACCAGCGCTTGGTGCTTTATTATCAACAAAAGATATAAAAGTAAATGCTATTCAATCAGTCGAAAAAGGCGTTAATAATATAGTTTCTAAAACATTATCTGGAGCAAAAAGCGCTAATGATTTTGGTATTGCAATTGCACGTTTAAAAGCTGAAGGTGATAAATTACTACAATCAAAAGGCGGAGGAGATAAGCAAGTTGCAGCAGCATTTCAATCTATTTATCAAGATGGTATTAGAGCATTGCAAGATGGTAGAAAACAATTTCAAGCAGAATTAAATAAACCAGCAGGTGCAAATTTCGGTAAAGCAAAAACAGCAAAAACAACAAAAGTTACAAGAGATCCTCAATTTAAAGCGCAGCCAAGTATTAATGAATTAGATTTATTTTTAGAAAATTATAAAAAAACTGAGTCACAATTAAATAAAACTCCATTAGTTCCTTTTCCTAAATTAAAAGAAAAATTACAAGTTGTTAATCAATCATTAATAGAGTTTAATGCAGCTGCAAATGATATTATTCAAAATAGCATAATAAATACATTCAATAATCTAGGTACTGCTATTGGAGAATCTTTAGCAACTGGTGGAAATGTATTAAAAGCAGTTGGAAATACTATTTTGCAAGGATTGGCTGGGTTTTTATCTGAAATGGGTTCTTTATTAATTAAATATGGAACTTTAGCAGTTTTAAAAGGAAAGTTAGATATAGCAATTCTAACAGGAGGACCAGTTGCTATTGGTGCAGGATTGGCAGCTATTGCGGCAGGTATTGCATTAAAAGCAGCAGGTGGTGCAATAGGATCACTTGCAAGTAAGGGTAGCGGTGGTGGTGGAAGTAAAGGCTCAAGCGCTGGAGCTTCAGTACCTATGCCACAAGGAAGCGCAGCTATCAGTACAAGCGCAGCAGGTTCTGCTCAGGACTTTGGCGGTGGCGCAGTTGTATTTGAGATTTCAGGAGCAAACCTAATAGGTGTATTAAATAGAGCAGGTGCTAAACTTACAAGATACGGACCATAATGGCATATAACCTTAAATATTATTTTACTTTTTACGCGGACAGAGATACTAGAATAATTGATGGTACTCCGGATAATTATACCTGCAATATATCGCAGTTGAATTATGCAGGTAGCGCAATAGAAATACTGGCTCAACAAAATCCAATTCAAATTGACTATCAAAATACATCTAGCAATAAATTAGAGCCTATCATAGGATCTGAATGTACTTTGAATTTAATAGCATCTGAGAACTTTGAATTAGAGGATTTATATACTGAGAATGAGCGCGAGTTTTTAGTCGAGATTTACAGAAATTCAACTTTAATTTGGTCAGGATTTATTATTCCAGATGGATGTTTGGAAGCATTCACATTTGCACCTTATGCAATATCTGTCAATGCAGTTGATGGTTTAGGGTTGCTAAAGAATTTATCTTATGTTCAAAATAGCGGAGACTTTTATTTAGGAAAACAAAGTTTTATAGAGGTTATAAACGCCTGTTTAATTAGATTAGAATCGCCTAGTTTGATTTTAAATACTTGCGTAAACATTTACGATGTAACAATGACCGAGGGTGATTCCTACGATCCGTTGGCTCAGGGGTTTGTGAATGCTGAAAGGTATTTAAAGGATGACCAGTTTACGCCAATGAACTGCGAGGAAGTTTTAAGATCAATTCTGGAGGAATGGACTGCGGTAATGATACAAAGTGGCGGTCAATGGTATATTTATAGACCAACTGAATTAGCCTTAAATGGTAATTTAGCTTTTAGAAAATATTTAGATGGGCAAAGAGTTTACGATCAGCCTACTGTCACAGTTGATTTAGATGCTACTTTAGGAGGCGAAAGCGAGGGTGTACTTTTAGCGCCTTACTTTCATATCAATACGGATCAGATGAAAATGATTGATAAGCCTTACAAAAATGCGTCAATGTCTTATAAATTTGGCGCAAGTTCTGCAAATCTTGATGAGGAACTTGCTAATCCTAATTTAGAAGGTGCTTATCAAGGTTGCGGAGGTGATCCTATCGGGCCTTGTGATGATGTAACTATTCCGGGATATAGTAAGACTGGCACGATGTACGCTGGTCTATATCCAGGCGGTGGTGTAATATTTTACAACCAAGGCGATACCTCTCCGATTTTAACGGACTATTACGAAAATGATAATCTCATCCCGGTGAGCAGAACAGTAACTGCAACTGATAGATTACGTTTCACAATTGTTTATAAAAATCCTGATCCGTTGTTTGCTACTGATATGAACTTTGTGATTAGTTTAGATGATGGAGTAAGCATTTGGTATCTTCAAGCGGATTTAACATGGATGATTCCTTTGCCTGGATTAAGTTACTATCAAGTTCGTTCAGATGTTGGGGAGGGCGGTACGCTAACTGTTAATACTGCTCCAGTTCCAACAGGCGGAAACGTAACCTTTAGAATATTAGCACCTACCGGAACAATTCGTGACATTGTTTATACCAAAATTTCAGCTGGGATATTTACAGATCCAAGCAGTCAAGTTGGAGAAATACATACTGCAACACAAAGAGGAAAATTTACTTACGTTCCTAAAACCATTGATGTATTTAATGGGGATAGTCCTTCAAATGATTACTTAGGTGCTATCTTTGGTCCAGATGAAACCACATTAACTACTAAGTGGAATAGAAGAGGATTAAGCGAATCTATACTAGCAGAGCCTTACGAGGTTGATAAACAATTTTTAAGGATTGCAGTTGAGGAAACTCAAAGGTTATATGCCGGTCCGTTTGTTAGATTTGAGGGATCGATATTTGGATATTTTAACCCGGTGACTAGGTGGTCAATCAATTTAATTGATGGTTATTTTATGAATTTAAGTTTGAACTATGATTTGCAGCAGAATATTTGCAAGGCAGTTTTAGGAAGGATAACTAATCAGGAGATAGCTTTAGATTATACACTTGTGCCAGATTATGGCAAAACTACTAGAGTAACAGTAAAAGGAACAACATCATGACCGAGTTAATGCTTTACATAAATGATATGCCTGTTGGATGCTTGTTAAGCAATGGCTTGAGTGAATCTATTAGTTTTATTAAGACTTGCAAGAGTACCCAGAACATGGGCCAAAAACAATTGGGGCAATTGCATTCTTATTCAATTAGCTTTGAGGCGGTTTATTCGACAGATCAGGCTATCATTGGATGGGATGAATTAAAAGATTTAGGTAGATCTAGAAAGATCATAGCTTGGTCAATGGTTAATCTAGATACCAATGAGGGCGATGCAGGTCAAGGATTTTTAGAGAACATAGAGATCAATGGAAGTACCGAAGATTTTGTTAAATTTACAGGCGTAATTACAGGGTATGGTGCAATAGTAGATTCCGAAACAATTTACTATGTATGGGCGCAAAATGTTGGCGCTTACGTTGATAATGGAAATGATAGATATGTATTTGTAAATTAAAAGATATGCCAGTTATAAATGGAGTTTATTTAAAGGATTTTACTGCATTACCTGGAGCGGTTGCAGATGCTAATATTATACCTATTGCTATCTCAGGTGATAACATAGCTTATAGAACAACAGTAGCAGGGATTGTTACCGATGCAAGGGTTACTAGTAAATTACTTACTGGTTTATCAGTTACTGGTGGCGCGATAGTATCAACTGATACTATTTTACAGGCTTTTGGAAAGGTTCAGAATCAGATTAATAGTAAAGTTACTTCAGTTGGCTTGTCTATGCCATCAGCTTTTACTGTAACAAATAGTCCAGTAACTGGATCTGGTACTTTGACAGTAACAGGCGCTGGGTTGGCATCGCAATACATTAGAGGGGATGGTGCTTTAGCTGACTTCCCAACAGGGGGTGGTGGCGGTGGTTCATCGGTATCATATTACTTAAATGGTTCAGTCAATCAAGGAACTTTTGTAGGCAATACCTATTATGAAATGAACAAGACACCTGTTTTAGGAGCAGGAACAAATTTCACTATTGCAGCAGATGGTTACATTTCTCAATTTATTACGGATGCAAACGATCCTAATGTTTTGTTAATTCCTGGTGGTAATTGGAATTTTGAAACTTATTTATCAGCATCATCAGGCGGTGGTTCTCCTACATTTTATGTTGAATTGTACAAATACAATGGAACTGCATTTACATTAATTGCAAGTAACTCAGCAACTCCAGAGTTAATAGCTTTTGGTACAAATATAGCTCCGTATTATTCATCATTGGCAGTTCCCGAAACTGTACTATTAGCTACTGATAGACTTGCAATTCGCATTTATGTTACTCATTCTGGCAGAACAATCACGCTACATACCGAGAATAGTCACCTTTGCCAAGTAATTACTACGTTCACCACAGGGTTACAATCGCTAAACGGAATAAGCAAACAAACGCAATATCTTGCGGTTGGTACTTCGGGTAATGATTTTAATATTTCAAGTTCAAATGATACTCATACTTTTAATATTCCAAATGCTGATTCTTCTGCAAGAGGTGTTGTAAGCACAGGAACTCAATCTTTTGCAGGTGTAAAAACTTTCTTAAACAATATAAAGTCAAATGATCAATTTTATATTAGAGAACAAAATGCACTTAATTTATTAGCAAATTATACGCAAGTACAAGCTAATAGTACATATTTCGCTTTTACTAACGGAGCTGGAACTGGTAGCGCTACTTTTACATATAATGGCTCTTATAACTATACACTACCAGCAGCAACAGGAACAATAGCTTTAGTAGGTGGTCCAGGTATTGGAAGCGTAACAAGCGTAGCTGCCCTTACTTTAGGAACAAGTGGTACTGATTTGTCAAGTACAGTAGCAAATGGTACTACCACGCCTGTAATTACGTTGAACGTACCTACTGCATCAGCAACTAATCGTGGTGCGTTATCAAGTGCAGATTGGACTACGTTCAATGGCAAACAAAATACAATCACGCTAACAACAACGGGAACATCGGGTGCTGCAACATTAATATCGAATACTCTAAATATTCCCGATTACGGAACTGCTTTAAGTGGTTATTTACCCTTAACAGGAGGTACATTAAGTACAAGCAATATTACTGAAACTTTAAGAATCACAAACGCGGGAACAGGTTATGCTTTATACGTTCAAAGCAATAGCTATTTTCAAGGCGATGTTACGTTTCAAAATGGGTTTAAAAGTGCTACAAATACTTTTACATTACCAGCAGCCACAGGTACAATAGCTTTGACATCTAATTTAAGTTCTTACTTACCATTAACGGGAGGTACGCTTACAGGTGCATTATCAGGAACAAGTGCTACGTTTAGTTCAGGAATAGGAATCGGTGGTGCAACTGCAACAACTGGAGGTGTTCAATTTCCTGCAACACAAGTAGCAATAGCTGATGCTAATAATTTAGATGATTACGAGGAGGGAGATTGGACTATTGGTCTTACTTTTGATGGTGCATCTGTTGGAATGACAACTTCTTTTTCGTTAGGAAAATACACTAAAATAGGAAGACAAGTAACTGTTACTGGTTATTTACAATTAACAAATAAAGGAAGTTCTGTTGGTAATGCAGTAATTACTGGACTACCTTTTACTATTGGAAACGCAAATGCATTTTATCAAGCAGCCTCATTTAGAAATGGGAATATAAGTTTTGCTGACCAATTTATTGGATATGGTGCTATTGGAAACACTATAATACCATTAAACCAAATTACAAATGCTGGTGTTTTAAGTACAATAGATAATACTAATTTTGCAAACACAAGCTCAATGTTATTATCATTAACATACTTTGTATAATTATTAATAAATAAAAAAATGGCATTAATCGAAAAAAAAATAGTGGACTCAATAGAGCTTGTAGAAACAAATCATATTCAAGTCCGAACATCAACAGTCATTGAAAAAGATGGCGTTGAAATTGCAAGAACATTTCATAGGCATGTATTATCTCCAGGAGATGATATAAGCAAGGAAGATTTAAAAGTTCAAGCAATAGCTAATGCTATCTGGACAGATGAAGTAATAAATGCTTACAAAGCGTCAATTGTAAATCTTGAGCCGATAGAAGACACAAACACAACCCAATAATTAACTATATTTGACACAAAAACAACCCTATGAAAACTGAAAAAGAAGTACAAACAACAGAACCACAAATTTTAACAGTTAAATTACTGGTACAAGAATGGGAGGCAGTATTGGCAGTTATTGAGCAGTCAAGCGCACCTCACATTCAAGTTAAAGCAGTAGCGGCTGAATTAGTTAAACAATTGCAACCTCAGATTAAAGATGACAAATAACAACGCCGATTTGGCGACCATAGTAAGTGTAACTGGTGCGATGTTAAGCATTGCCAATATACAACCGATAGTAACATTGTTGGCTTCTCTGGTCGCCATAATTAGTGGAATTTTTGCCATCAGGTATTATATCAAAGCAACAAACAAAATCAAATGAAAGCGGAAGAAATTGAGTTTATCGAGGCAGAGGTTAAGGTTAGCCTAATGCCTGAAATTAAGAAAGCAGTTCCAGGAGTTTTGTCTTGGGTGCTTAGAGTAGTTTTCCCGAAATTGGAACGCAAGATAATTGATTTTGTGATTTCAATGGTTGAGCATTTTTTGAGCAAGAAATGAGTGCTGGGCAATTAACTACTAACTTCCATATCCGGGAGTTTAAATGCAAGGATGGGAGTAAAGTACCTGAAGCATTAGAGGCTAACGTGAGGCTACTGGCTGATCAGCTACAAGCGCTTCGGGACTTTATTGGTATTCCTATCACTTTAAATTCTGCGTATCGTACAGAGGCTTATAATGCCTCTATTGGGGGCAGTCCAAAAAGTCAGCACAAATTGGCAAAAGCTGCGGATTTGGTTACTTCAAAATATACTCCAAAACAGTTAGCAGCAATCATAAAAAAGCTAATCAAAGAAGGCAAAATGATGCAGGGCGGAGTCGGGATTTATCCTTCCTTTGTTCATTACGATTGCCGGGGGACTGAGGCACGTTGGTAAACTATAAAATCATGGCAAAAAAAATCATCTCAAAACAAGGCAGCTTACAAGTCAGGGACTTGGTGCGAGGTCTTATAATGGCAATTCTAACTCCAGCAGTTTTGATACTTCAGCAATCTTTGGAAGCTGGAATCTTAACCTTTAATTGGCATCAGATAGCAATGGCATCCGTTGCTGGTGGATTTGCATATCTGGTTAAAAATTTCTTTGAGCCTACGAAAATAATCGAAAAGTTGTAATGACAAGCGCAGGTTTGTTACTTGTGTTTTTTGGACTGTTACTAATCTACTTTTATGCAAAAACAAGAGATAGTTAGACCATATTTGGAAAGATTCCCAGATCATGGGGATCTAACCTTGGCTAAAAAAATCTACAAAGAAAATCCATTGGTTTTTAAAGATGTCGAAGGTGTTCGCAGTAGTATTCGAGCAATTAAAGGCAAGATTAGTAATTACGCAAACAAAAGTTTATATCAGCCGAAAACATTCAATAGCAATCCTTATAAACTTCCAGAAAGCGAGGAGAAAGACAGAGTACCTTTCACTCTGCCGGTAGCTTGTAATAACATACTTTTAATCTCTGATCTGCACATCCCCTATCATTCCATTGATGCCATTACTGCGGCGTTGGATTATGGCAAAAAAGAGAACATAAACACGATCCTGATCAACGGGGATCTGATTGATTTCTACGGATGCAGTCGCTTTGAAAAGGATCCTCGCAAGAGATCGGTCAAGCATGAGTTTGATACTACTAAAGAGTTTTTAAGGATTCTGAGAGCATCCTTTCCTGATGCTATCATCTACTATAACAAGGGTAATCATTGTGTAAGGTATGAGCATTTTTTGATGGCTAAAGCGCCTGAGATATTTGATGATCCGTATTACTCGCTTGATGCCAGACTGGAACTCTCAAAGGTTTCTATTAACCTGATTGATGATAAGACAATTATCAGGGCCGGAAAGTTAAGCATCCATCATGGACATTTATTCTTTAGGGGATTTGGTGCGCCAGTAAACGCAGCGAGAGGGTTGTTTTTAAAAGTTAAGCAAAGTGCAATCGTAGGACATACACATCGCATAAGTGAACATTCTGAAACTACATTGTCTGGAGAATTAATCACTTGTTGGAGTACCGGGTGTTTAAGTGAATTATCTCCTGATTACAACCCAGTAAGTAACAATTATTCGCATGGTTTTGCGCACATACAAACTAAAACAGATGGCAATTATTCCGTTAAGAACTTCAGAATATTAAAGGGAAAAATACTTTGAGTGATGCTGAACGCATCCAACTATTAATGCAAGAAAAACTCCGCCTGGAAGCTGAACTGGCAAAAATAGTCAAAGAGTTAAGGATGTTGGTTACTAAAATATAAAGTTGTGCGTTGGTAAGGTCACATCTCCTCCTCAGCCAAAATATACATTTCAACTGCAATCAGACAAGCCATTATTAGGCAGATGACTATTATTTGCATAATTCTTGTTTAACTTGTTCCCATTCAGTATTCATATCATCTAATGCTTTCAGAAAAGTTTTATCATCAATACATCCACGACCTTTTAAGTCTACAATTACATTGATTATACCTGCATATTTTTCATCAACTGCTATTAATGCAAATTGTTTAGCTAACTGTTTAACTTCATAAACATTTAGTTTATTACCCATTTCACCAAGAATAGTGAGTGAATGTATGCTAATTAAGTATTTTGCTTTTTCTTGTGGTGTAATTTTCATAACTTTTCTATTTCTTGTTTAACTTCTTTAAAATAAATTACTTCTGCTTGTGAGTCATTATAAAATGAAACTACTTTCAATGTTTCTTCTACTGAAATTATTGCACACTTCTTTGCGAAATCTAATACTACGTTTTTATCGTAATCATTAGAAAGCATTCCGCTTCCCATATAGCAATACATATATGGAGTAAATTTTAATACTAATTCTTCTGCTTTTTCTTTTGGTGTTTTCATAATCCTTTGATTATAGTATGCAGATCACGTTCAAGAAGTAATTCAACGTGAGCAGATAATGATCGCTTTTCTTTTTCGGCCTTAATCTTAGCCTGATCCATAATGGATGGTTTCACGTTAATCGTGTAAATTTTCTTAGTTTCTTTTGTCATAATTAATTGCTTTTCACAAATCTATAAATAATAATTGTTACTTAAAAATTAAATAATTATAAATATTATTAAATATTATTTGCAAGTATGATTTTTATATTTATATTTGATCAGCAATTCAATGAAGGGTTGCTCAAAACTTGCAAATCATGACTACTCAATCAATCAAATTAGCTTATTTATTGAAAATTGGTACAATTATCGAAGTTGATAAAAACGCACCGAATATTCATATAGAGCCTAAATTTTTAACTGAAGATTATACTATCTATAATTTTTCACTTCATGATCATCTTATAGAGAGTAATGATTTTGACTTTATATCTATTACCCAATCTGTAAAAAAAGTTAGTGACTTTATCTCAAATACTTATATGGCTTTTAGTGTTTAATAAACATTCCCCAGTTCCGCAAGTCTGCGGAGTCCGCCGCCTCGCTTGATCAGTCAAGCGGGGATTTGGCAGTACCGGGATGTTCCGGATTAAAACTTGCAATATGGAAATTATAATCTTTTTTATTTGTATGTCGGCAGTCCTGATAGGATTAGCTGGATTATGTGACTATTTAACTGAGAAATTGAAATGAATTTAGACGATTACTACGAAAGATTGCGAGAGTCGCAATTTGCTCGAAACGAGAATATCCGAATTGATGACTGCGATTATTGCAACGGATCGGGCCACATCGAATTTTCCAAATGTTGCGATGCTGAAGTTTTTAATCGTATATGCCAGGACTGCTTATGGCCTTGCAATATTTATACTGAGATTTGCGATGAATGTAAAGGCGAAGGCACAGTTGAAATAGAAAGCAATCACGAGCATGATAAATATGAAAGCCGCAGAGATGCGGAATTTGAATAACCTAAACCCAAAAAAATGAAAACACTATTTGAAAGATTAAAGCCGGAACACATCTCAACTTTAGATGATAAGGCAGATGAGTTTCCTTATTTAGTTGAAGCTATAAAGCTGGAACTGCAACAAAATCATTATATTACTGATTTAAAGTATGGTACTGTTATATCAATGGAATCTCATTATAACATTTACAAATTTCAAGATTTTTTAAATTTATTTGAAGAGCATGAATAATCTATTTGAGCGCCTAAAGCCAGAGCATAAGGCAACCTTAGAAAAACAGTCTGATTTATACCCAAGTTCTATTAAGAATATTTATCAGGAACTCAGCAGTAGTTACTCATTCATTGATTTGAAATATGGAAGCGTAATTGCATTAAGCAACTTTTGCAACCTACCTAATTATGACATCACAAGCATTAACAACTTATTTGAAAAGCCATGAAAATCTTATCAATTAAAACCTCAGTCATGCCAGATGGCTATCGCATAGAATGGCAGAACGGGATGCCACAACACAAAGAGTTCACAATGGATTCCGAATTATTTAACCGCTGGGCCGAGTACATTCACGCTCAGGTAAACAAAACTAAAGGCATTAATAAAGTCAAGCCAGGCGGAGTTGCTCACATCGAAGGGCAGGAATCGGCTTTAAGATTAGCAAAGGAGATTTTGAAATGATGCACTTTCACGAAGATCCCGAACCAAACCAAAATCGCACATTCTGGGCTATCATGTTTGTCATGATTTTACTGGTAATGTTTTATGTAATGGAGATTTTTGTTAAGTTTTATTTGCTAATATCATAGTAATTTTATAATTTAGATACACCGACTGGAAGCGGTATTTAAAAACATCTTAAAAGCCTTATTTCGGGGGCGGATCTTCCAGTCCAAACCCGGTATAAGGCATTTTTATTTTATAATGAGTACAAAACCAAACCTACCAGCGATTGTAAAAGACCTGGGACTATCCGTAAAGATGGATAGTTTAAATTCCTTGCTAAACACCGCGCCGCCAAAAGCATGGCTAAAGGAACACAAAGGCAACACCTATCAGCCGATTGAACGAGTGAAAAACAATCTTGTTACTATTTTTCAAGATTATGACTGGGAAATTAAAAACTGTTCCATTATGGCTAATTCGATTTTAGTTTATGGAACTTTATCAATTACTAATCCGATTACTGGCAGAGTTCGCAATTTATCAGGCGTTGGTGCTTGGCCGATTCAATTAAAGTCAGGATCTAAACCTTTAGAGATTGAAAACATTATTCAGGATGCGATTCAAAAAAATGCACCGGCCGCGGAATCTTTGGCCCTCAAAAACGCAGCTTCAAAACTTGGTAAGTTATTTACCGATGGCGGATCTGAGGTTGAGTTTACCGGGATGTATTCTAAGGATGTACCAATGGATGATATTAAAGCGAGTCAATCATGATAATTACCGGAACTCAAAACGATAACCAGCGCACACCTGAATGGATTCAGTCGCGCATGGGTAGATTCTCATGCAGTCAGTTGCACAGATTAATGACCGAACCGAAAAGCAAAGCCGACAAAGAAGCTGGAAAGCTATCGGATGGCGCAATCACTTATGTAATGGAGTGCATCGCTGAGAAGCTGACCGGCAAACCCGCTAAAGATGATTTTTCAAGTAAATACACAGATTGGGGAGTAATGCACGAACCGATCGCTATTGGTATTTATGAGGAGGTTTTCGGATGCAAGGTAACTCAGTCTGGTTACCTTCCGTATGGAGATAACTTCGGAGGTTCGCCTGATGGCTTGATTGATGAGGCTGGAGGCATCGAAATCAAATGCCCCTATACAATTACCGCGCATTTGGTACACTCGCTTACAAGCGATCTGAAAGCCGATTACAAAGAATGTTACTGGCAGATTATCGGCTACATGATAATTACCGGGCGCGAGTGGTTTGATTTCGTTTCCTATCATCCCGAATATCCCGGCAAGTATCAATTCAAACGTATTCGATTAGAACGAGCAAATGTTTTGGATGACATCGAACAAGCCGAAAAGAAAATACAACAAGCAACTGAATATTTAACCACAATTTTAAACTCAATCTAATTATGGGAAAACCAATGCATGGCTCAATATGTTTGAGCGATCTAAGCGAAGCATTTAAAAAGAATCATTCGGCGTTCAACAAGTCCGAAAAGAACGGGAAAATTTACGCAAACATCGCAGTCTGGATGAACGATGAGCCAGATCAATATGGCAACATCCTATCCTTTCAGCTGAACAGTAAAAAGGATGCACCGGATGACAAGGTATATTTCGGAAACGCTAAACTGCCTGAAGGTGGTAAAGCTGCACCAGCGCAGAAATCAAACGCAAAAGATGATGATTTGCCTTTCTAACCAATCTCCCCTGCCTTTAAATATTGAAGGCAGGGGTAAACGATATGGCAATAGGCACTCAAAAAAAGCCATAGGTTTAGCATTAGAGTATTGCATAGGTAATAATTTGCCTCCAGTACTTGCCGCCAAAAACCTAAATTTCCCAATGCCAACTATTGCCGACTGGATGACTAAGTACTGGTTTTATAAAAAAATAGATAACCCGATAATTTTAACTCTACAATCTAATGTTTAACCACAAACACCAAAAAATATTAATGGACTTTTTTAGAAGAAGGTCATTAATGAAGTATAGTATTGATGATATTTGTGATGCTTTGCTAAGTTATTATGGCAAAAAAACTGATTAAAACCAATGGCCGCGGAGATGCGCAGGAACTTGGTAAGGTACAAAGCTACAAAGCAAAGCCAAAGCCTTACCGAGAACCTGATTCGCTACGCGCTTATCGGTTAGAACGTGAACGATTTTTCTGGAAAAAATATCCAGAGCAAAGGGCAGAGATTGAAGAACGAGTAAAACAAATGCAAAAAGAATGGAACACTCAGGACAAAAGATTAAAATAGACTACACCGATCCCCTAAGCCAATACAAATCTCACAAAGCATACAAGCCAAAGATTCAACATGAATGGTCGGCCCAGTTGGCTTTTTGTAAATGGCTAAAGCTGCAACATCCCAATATTCGCTTTCGTTCAGATATTCAATCTGCCGGGAAGCTATCTCCGCAGATGCAGAACATTAAACTAATCATTGATCCTTGGAGAGCATGGCCCGATATTCAGATTTATCACAAGGTTGGCAATTACTGCGGTTTAATGATTGAAATGAAACGCCTGGACTCTGGGACTTTTTTAAAGGATGGCAGTCTATCATCACAAAAGCATGTGCAAGAACAAGCAGAGATGCACCAGTTTCTTAGAACTTTAGGATGGTCGGTTTGTTTTGCTGAAGGGTTTGATCAGGCGAAACAAAAGTTTGAGGAGTATTTAAAAAATTAGTATATTGCAAACCAGCTACAACGTCATGAAAATATTAAAAAATTCCCTCCTGTTCTGTTTACTCATCATTCGATGGGGGCGTTGTAGCGACATCCTTAGAGCAGGGGGGTTATTTTAGTTATGGATATTTCGCTATTTAATTCGCTACCAGAAAAGGGCAGACAACATATATCAGATGCAAAAATATCTATTGCAGACTTTTTAAATGCAGTCAAATCCGGTAAGTACAAATCACAAATTGAACGGATTAGAACCGAGCAAGACAAAGCCAATCGTGATGCCCTAAAAAAGCAATTACCAGCGGTAACGATATCCGGGATATTTACTGAACGTAAAGCGGAATTGTTAATCCAACATTCCGGGTTTATTCAAATTGATATAGATCATTTTTCCGATAAATCGGCATTGATTACAGATCCTTATACTTACTCACTATTTAAGTCCGCATCCGGTGGAGGTCTGGCAATAGTAGTAAAGATAAATCCCGATAAACACAAAGAATCATTTAACTGGTTACGGAATTACTATTTCCAGCAGTTTGGTATTGTCATTGATTCCGCGCCGCAAAACGTGGCTTCTTTAAGGTTCGTATCATACGATCCCGAACTAATAACAAATGAACGCTCAAAGGTCGCGCGTACGCTAACAGAAAAGAAATATGTTAGTAAGTCACTACCGATAATAGTTGATGGCACAGAGGTCGCAGAAATGGTTCAGGAGTGCGTAAACTTAGGTCATAACCTTGCACCTGATTATGATTCATATTTAAAGCTGGGGTTTGCACTTGCGCAAGGATTTGAGGAGAAAGGGCGCGAGTATTTTCACGCGCTTTGCTCGGTATCTGAAAAATATGATAGCCGACATGCCGACAAGCAATATACTATCTGTTTAAAGGGAATAAGTCTGGAATAACTGCCGGTACTTTCTACTGGATGCTTAAACAAGTCGGCATACATGCGCCGGAAAGTCAAAAGAAAGCAGTCCAGGTGGCAACACTTGGCAAACGTGCCGGGCAAAACCCTGAGCAAGTAAAAAAACAAATACAACAAATTGTCGGAGTTGATGAAAAACAAGCGAGTAAATTAGTTGATGAGGTTTTTAAACGTGATGATATTTCTATTAAGTCAGCTTCGGGCGATCCTGATCATCTGATACAAGCATTAACTGAATGGATGAAACAAAATCATCCGATGAAAGTAAATTCTATTACTCGAATTATTGAAGAAAAAGGTAATGAAGTTCGCCGAGAACGGATTAATTCTATTTATCTACGCGCAAGAATGTTCTTTAATACTAAGGATATTACTAAAGACTTGGTAGAATCCTATATTTTTAGTGATTTTATCTCTGAGTATAACCCGATAACCGAATACATTAATAAGAATCTGCATCGTAAATCAGTCGGAAACATTACAGATTTGGCAAAGTGCATCAGATCAAATACCGAAATGAAAGAAATATTTGTCCGTAAATGGCTTATTTCTTTAATCGCTGCCTACAAAGGTGCGCCAGTTCGATCTGTATTGTCTTTAGTTGGTGGTCAAAACTCAGGAAAAACCGAATGGTTTAGAAGGCTACTGCCTACCGAACTAAAGAAATATTATGCCGAATCAAAGCTGGATGCCGGGAAAGATGATGACATATTGATGTGCCAAAAGCTAATCGTAATGGATGATGAGATGGGCGGTAAATCAAAGCAGGATGAAAAGAGATTTAAGGAATTAACATCAAAATCTATCTTCTCATTACGCGCACCTTATGCCAGATCAAACGAAGATTTTAAACGCCTGGCGGTTCTTTGCGGAACATCAAATGATCCCGAAATTATAAATGATCCTACCGGCAACACTCGAATCCTACCGATTGAGGTACTTAGTATTGATCATGAACTCTACAACTCAATAGATAAAGATGAACTCTTTATGGAGATTTACCGGGCCTATAAATCAGGCGAGGAATGGCAACTATCAAATGAGGAATTAGCCTTACTTGATGGCGTAGGAAAAGACTTCCAGAGCATAGCTTTTGAACGTGAATTGATTCTAAAATTCTTTAAATCTTCTGATCTTGGAGGCTATTCTGAATGGATGACTGCGACTGAAATTAAAGATTTTATTGAAGCAAATACGAAACAAAAAATACATTCGATGCGAAAATTCGGTATGGAATTGACTAAAGTTTTTGGAAAATCTAAGTCAAAATCAGTAAATGGGGTAATTCTTAATAGGTACGAGGTTATCCGGTTAAACTCTCAAAGCATTGATAGTCAAGAAGTTAATTTCTAACCTTAATAGGTTAATAGGTTAATAGGTAAAAGTGAATTAGTTTCTTTCTACAACATGGCAACAAAAAAAAACATGATTATATTATACAGAAACATTAATTATATATATATATCCTATTAACCTATTAAGATTATATAAATATGTACTTTAAGATACCAACAAGCAAGAAAAATCTTAATAGGATAGAAAAATTTATCCTATTAACTATCCTATTAACCTATTAACTATGCAAACAGACAAAAACCTACAAAAATGCTGGGCGATTTTAGATAAATTGCAACCAGCCGAAATCATGGAACTGAAGCGAATCCCGGTAGATCGGCGCGAGGTCTTTATAAGCTGCGCCAAACAATACGCCGACACTTATCGCAATTTAACATTCAATAACAATTATACTAAGATTAGAAAAGA